TGGGGTCTTGCATCTTCAGGTCAATACCGTACTCAAAACCGGAGCCGCCTGTGGTTTGAGCCATGGCAACACCGAAGGCTGAACGGCAAGTCGTAACTCCAGCATCGCCTGCCATGAAAGCCATTACAGCAGCATCGCCAGACAAAGTGTTGGTGTTGATAATACCCATCACACCCGCCATCAAGCCGTTGTTAGCGTAGTTGCCAATTACCGCAAAATTACCAACGACACCAGCCATGTGGTTAAAGTTGGTTGAAGGGACTGTCGCAAACGGAGCGCCGGTTTGGGTGCGGCCAAACATTCCATAAGCCTCGCCGGGAGTCTGATAAGTGCTGGAACCAAAACCAACGGTTGGTTCAACACGAGAGTAAAAACCATAAGCGCCGGTGCCTTGGTTAACTTCAATAACCTCGCCAGAGTTAATTGTTGTAGGGGTAAGCGGCTGTTGGGAACCTGCGTTACCGCCCTGATAACCGGCCCGAACTGGGCCAGAAAAAGTAGTACGTGCCATTTGAATTGTCCTCACATGCGAGTTAGGTGTAAGCGATCTGCATGTCGTCAGGCCGGGGAGCCTGTTCGCAAACACCGGGAAAACCCCGGAATAACTACTTTATATACTACAAAAAGGGGGGCGTAAAGCCCCCCTTTTCTTTACGCGCCTTGCGAGCCGAACATACCGAGCGGATCAGAGAATCCAAAGCTGTAACGCTCACGAGCCTTGTAGCGAACGTTGCCAGTATCGAAATCCCCGTCCATTTTTGTATCGAGCGGAACACGAATAAAGTGCTTCATGCCGTTCGGTACATCGGTGGTCAAGAACCATGCGTTCGTGTCGGTCAAGAAGTGGTTAATTGCATAACCCTCTGGAATCGAGCCGTTGTTCTTCAGAGCGTTGATGTCGTTATCAGCGGTACCAACACGGAGATTGGTTTCCAGCAGACGAGTCGCAACGAACTGTAGCGATGGTGGGATGACCAGTTTACGCGGACGTGCAGCGATCAGCAGGCTGCGTTCGTCAGTCCACGCAGCGATTTGAATCACAGCGTTTTCCAGCGAAGTTTCGTTCAAGTCAGCAGGTGTCGAAGGGATGTTCGAGTTAGTGCCGCCAGAGACGAGTGGGTGCGCGTTCGAGAACAGAGCTTGACCGTCACCACCGGGATACGCTGAATTGAAGCCGTTATTCAATACAGACGCAGCCTTTACCTGCTTGGTGTAGGACATCGAACGAGCCAGCGCCTTGGTATAACGAGCCGACAGGCTGTCATACAGGTTATCTTCAATCGCTTCTTCAGTGATCGAGAAACCTTGGGCAATGGTCTCGTGGTTGTATCGAGCAGTCCATGCTTCCTGACCGTTGTCGTACGCGATTGCAGAACCTTCGTTCTTCACCGGTGCGGCACTGAAGCCAGACAGTTTGGTTTCTTCTTCAAACGAACGCTCGGAAGTCTCGGTTTCGTAGATTTCCTTGTGCTCTTCGCCGTAGCGAGCGTACTCCAGACCGAACAGTGCGTTCAAGCCGGGGAGCAGCTCTTTCAGTAGTTGTGCGCGTGAAATAGCCATTATTCAGCTCCTTATACGTTGGCAGTGCCGGTCGGGTTGTAATACGAATGACCGCCGTTATATGCCACGACGTTAGGAGTACCTTCCGTCAGAGTGATATACGGCATGTTCCATTTAACGATAACTTCACTGTAGTTACCGCTTGCATCGACAGTCTCTTCAACCAGACCAACGACACGCAATGGCAGCGTAAACGCTGTATTCGAGCCAGAATCGAAAGCACCGATATTCGAGTTACCCGAAATAGTGGTGTTCGCCGCAGGCTGCGAAATAGCCAAGTTGTTACCCAAAATGGTGTTATCAATCGGGGTGATGGTGGTCGAAGTTGCACCGCCAGTCACAGCGACTTTAAACAACGCATCTGGATCGTCAACAACGTAAGCCACGATGTCCGAAGCAACAACCGAACCGGGGTACGAGTTAGCGAACAGAATTTGACCTGTCGATGGATTGGTATAGCTGCAACCAACAAACACGCCAACAACACCGGTTGCCGAGACAGTCGTAGTGCCAGTCTCTTTGACGATGAAGCCAGACGATAGACGAACGATGTCGCCGTTGTTAATAGCACCAGCAGTATTGCTGGCAATCGGTAGTTCACGAGTCTGACCCGCGAACACCTGACCACCGATCAAATTGATCGGCTTTAGCCCGTAAGGGGCCGATACAGTCGGAAAAGCCATGTTTAGCTCCAAAAAGTTTAGATTAACTTCCCTTCCCGAACGAGCTTGAAGATTTCCGCTCATTAAACAGCGGCATCCTTGGATCGTTCTGGCGCATCAGGCTGTTATCTACAGAATCCATTTGTCCTTCGGACTGTTTCTGGTAGTAGCCATTACGTTGGTCTACCAGCTCCTGCGGAGTCTTGCAGAGTAACAACCCACCGACCTCGATGTTGTCCTTAAAGCGACTATTCGGGTCGATTAGCAGTTGAAATTTTGGTTGCTCCTCGATCTTTACAGGCTCCCAACCTTCCCGGATTTTGGCGGAAATGTTTCGTGGGTCAGCATTGTTCAAGGTCGAAACGCGAATCCATCTGTACGCGAAGCCGGGTTGCTTATCTGGTTCAGGGAGAAGCTCAGGTGGAGCCCACTGCTTGGGGCGCTCCTGCACGGCACGGGTTTCAAGTTCACGGGCAAGTCTGTTTTCAGCCATTGTTGGCCTCCATTTTCATTAGTTCACGGGCGTATTGCTCAGGGGTAATACCAAGACGCTTAATAGTGTCCAACTGCGATCTCTTTAGCACTATCTTTTTGGAGGACGTGCTACGGGTCGCAGGAGCCACGACCGTGGACGGTTTTTCTGTGCGCGAGACAGGTTTAGATTCCTGCTGCGTAGAATCTTGGAAGTAGTCCGGGAAGCGTTGACGCATGGTTCCGTCAATCTTCTGCCAATACTCGTCGGTGGACGTGTACTGATTGCCGTACTGTTTGACTAGCTTTTGGTGTAGCCCAAGTGCAAGACTAGTCATCTCCTCGTCTTGACCGAACCAAGTATTGCGCTCTTGCCACGCAACTGCCCTTGGGTCAGGACGAGCCACTGGGACTTCTGGACTACTTTGTACCTCATCTGGATCATATTGTAAAGAGGGCACGTAATCTTTTGCCTTTTGCAACTTAATTTGGGCAAAATTAAGTTTTTCTTGCGCATCTAGCAACTTATCCGTGTCCCCGGCATCGTAGGCTTCTCTGTAAGCCTTCTTAGCCGCATCTACCTCCAACTCAACTGCTGACTGATAAGTCTGGAGATAAGTCTTCTCCCCCTCAGAAAGCCTACCTTTGAGGCTACGGTTTTCTTCAAGTATTCTTTTTGCTAAGTCTTCCGCAGCATGACGCTCTCGCAGGGCTTGTTCCTTCTCCCGGCGCTCGTCGTGGTACACCTTCTTCATCTGCTTCAGACGGACTTTTACCTTTTCGGAATAGTCCTCCAGATCATCCTGATCAAGCTCCTCGACGATCTGTTTAGGCAACGGTTCCCGACCACGGTCTTCTTCAGGAGTATCGTCTTCTATTTCAAATTCGATATCATTCAGCTTAGACTCGGCGGGTTTGCCCTTCTCTTCATTCTCGTCGGGAAACTGAAATTCTTGTTGTTCCATAATTGCTATCTCCTTTATGCGCGACGAATGCCGCGTGGATCTTGCACAACTGCTTCCACCGTATCGTCATTGATAAGACGGAACTCTTTACCGTGAATCTTCAGGCGGGTGCCGCTGTTTGGACGGGCTAATACAAAGTCACCTTCTTTGCACCACGGCCCACTTGGGAACCGTTTCTCGTCCTTATAGCAATCCGGTCCTACCTTTACGACAAAGAACACAGTTGCCAGCACTTCTTCAAACTGCTTGGTTTGATCCGCCTTGAGAAGTCCGCTATCAAACGCATCCTCAATCTCCGGTAGTGCTACCAATATGTGGTATCCGGCAGGCTCGGGAAGTTGTTTAGCTTTCTCTTCTTCAGTCTGTGGTACTTCACCGCTTTCTGTAGCGATTAGTATTTCACTCATCGTCGTGACGCTCCATTTGGTCTGCAAGGTCTAAGATAAAGCCTTCTGCGATGGATAGACCCCGAATCTCCCCGCATATTGCGCGATACTCTGCGAAATCTTTCATTGTGCCCTCGCTTACGGCATGAGCAAGCTGGGCTTGTTTCTCGTTAATACGTTCTTTGACGATTGCCAGTGTCTTGTCCACTGATTACTCCTTTGGTCTGAGAGTTATGGGCGTTCAACTTCCCTACGATCTTTAGTTGCTTGCAAGCCAAGCCGAACTCCTTCGGCCTCCATCTTGGAGTCAAGTTCTTGTTGCGACTGAGTAGTCTTAGCGGCTACCTGTAAGCCCGCGACTAGCTGCTGTGCATTGATACGCTCGCGCTCCAACTCCAATCTCTGGGTATCGATAGCAGCATCGATCTGTAATTTCTGCTCCTTGATACCGACCTCGCGCTCTTTGAGTTCGAGTTCTTTCTGTTGCATCTGGACAATCGGATCTTGTGCAGCTTGCTGTGCCTGCTGTTGTGCAGCCTCGGCTTGATCCTTCTGTAGCAACTTGTCTGCTGCCATCGCCATCATGCGGCTGATCTCAACCTCCATCTCTTCTGGGATGGTGTCCCCCTCTTCGTAGTTAGGAATGTCGATAGGTACACCCAACTGTTCCTCGATCTGCTTGCGATACTCGAACGCAACGTGCTCGGCGATATGCGCTTGCATTGCTGCCATGATGGTGTTTGCTTGCGGGTTCTGCCCAACGATCTGCCCGATCTTTGGATCTTGCATAGCCGCCATGTGTACACGGATATGGGCTTCATGGTCCTGATACAAGAACGCCTTGACCGGCTTCATGTTCAGAACTGCCATGTTCTCCGACACGGGATCTTTTGGTTTCTGATCTTCCGAAGCGGGTACAAGCTTGTGGATGTTTTTAATACCCAAGACCTCCAACATCTGCTTGTTCAGCTCAACCATGTCGTAAATCTGCGGGTTCTGCTGTGCCATCTGCATGACCGCTTGATACTGCACAACCTTCTGGCTCATGGTTGCAGCGTTCGGGTCTGACACAGGGATCACGTCCACCATCTCGTAGTCTTGCTGACGTGCGCGACGGCTACCTTCAACTGGCTCGTAGCTGTACTCGGTCGGAGCGTAGGCCGCGATGATGTTCTTAAGAAGCTTGAACTCTTGCTTCATCGCAAAGTGGATGCGAGCCTGAACAGCCGACATCACTTTCAGTTGACGCTCCAACAGTGCCAACGTCGTTCCAACAGGGGCTTGCGCCGACATGTCAGAGACTTTGAGGTCAGCAGCAGCCGCGAAGCGACGCCCTTCGTCCACGATCTGGTCCATCAACTGCTTCAAGACCAGCGACGGCTCCTTGTATGGGAGCATCATAATGTTGTCGCGAATAGTCCCCGACGCCACATCCACATCACGGAACTCGCCCGGAGCGATAGGTGTATCGTCTCCTTTAGTGCGCATGCCTTTGGTTTTGAGACCGCCCGGCAAGTTAGACAGCGTGCCCGAGTCAACCAACTGACGCAGGATAGAAGTGCCGCTCTTGGCGTACGCCCCGATCAGATGAATCAGGCCGAAGTAGTAGAAGCCAAAGCCGGGGATGTAGCCATAGTGGACAAAGTGGGTGCGCTTTTGTTTAGTGTCGTCGTCCGGCTCGTAGTTGCGGCGAATAGCTAAGACGGTACCGGTACCCTTCTCGATAGTGACGATGTAAGGCAGTGCTACACCATCCTCGCTCTCATACCCCGGCAGATCTAAGTCAACCTGCATCTCAAGCAGCTTGTAGCGGTCGTCAGTTGTAGCGCGGAAGCCCATCTTCTCCGCGATCTTCTTCTCTACATCATCTAGTGTATTGGTGGGGGTACCAAGGTCAACATCACGGTAGAAGCCGCCCACCATGAGTTTCTTTAACTCATTCTCAGTCTTACGCATCACATGTGTTACACGCGGTGCGGTTTGCAAATGCTCTGAGCCGTAAGGCACAACCACATCTTCTGCTGGGACGAAGATAGAGACTTGACGCTCTAGTGATGGGTCGTAGTACACCTTCTTGAACGCATTACCTGATAGCCCCAAGCCCCACAGCATGCGCTCATGCTCGCTGCGATACTCGGTCATGACTTCGGTAAGCTGGTAGTTCATGTCATTCTGAACTCTCTCGGCAGCTTCCTTATTCTTAGTGGTCTCCTTTCCAATGATCTGCGTCTTAACCGGACCACTCGCCGGGAATGTCGCCATGATTGTCTCGGATTGGAACTTAACCAAAGCTTCAGATAAAAGGGGATGGTAAACACCGCAAGCTCCTTCCCACGGCTCACTGCGTTCTTCGATCTTCATACCCAACAGCTCAAGGCCGTCTACGTATGTCTGCATCCAATCTTTACGACTACCTACGTCATCGTCAAAGTCACCTAGCAAATCTCCTGCTAATGTCTCCAACACATCTTCACTGAGTTCTTCCGCCAAGTTAGCGTTGAAGTCGTCATTCTCTTTCTTACCCGGCTCGATCTCAATCTCCAGCCCACCCATGCCAATAGTCACTGACTCGGGGTCCTCGATCTCAATCTCTATGAGCGGCTCATCCATTACGCCTGCGTCCATATCGCCAAGCCCCAGCGGGGCGCGATTTAGTGCTTTATCAATAGCCATGATCTTTCCTTAGTAATACGGCCTTTTACGCCTGAATTCCGGTAGCTCATCTGGCTCATCCAACACTGACCGGATGTAGCCACCTTTGCGGAACCGCATCAGCGCCAGCGATACGGAGTCCACGTAGTCATCATGATCCCCAGCGGGGAAGCTTGCCACTTCGTCGATTACTTCTTCAGCCCAATGTGTGTTGGGTGCCCACACCCGCCCTGACGCAAACAGGTCGGACACCGCATTTAGTCGGCTGATCTTGTCGTTACCCCTTACCGGTGTGTACTCCTGTACAGGAATACCCATTGCTCTCATCTCGTAGATGAGTGGGGCACCGGTCGCCTTTTTCTCCACAATGATGGAGTCTGGGTCCCATTCTTTGCATTGCTCGATTGCTTTCTTCTTAAGCGAAGGAAACTCAAGACGGTCCCTGAAAGCATTGAGGAGGATGATATTAGCTTGAATAACACCGGCGTCGTCCTCCTGATAAAAAACACCCCACGTAGTACAGGCTGAATAGTCCGAGCGGTTGCTCTTCTCGAACGCAGTATCCCAACTCTGTAGGACAAACTCACAGTGCGGGGGTGTGTCGTCCTCCCAAATCTGCCACCAGTCCCGTTTGACGATAGCTGATGTCTCAGATGTCGGGTTCTGCTGGTACTGAGCCATCCATTTGGCGTTCGGAAGTTCAGCTCTTAGCGCCTGTAGCTCTTTTTTAGACCAAAACTGAGGCCAGAGCGGCTCTCCCGAGTCAAATAACGCCGGAAACTCGATCACTTCCCAGTCTTCACCACCTCTCTGGGCTGCGGACTTCAATACTTGACCCGTTAAGTCCTTCTTTGACCACCGAGTCATCACAATCACGATAGATCCGCCCGGCTGTAGACGCTGACGAGGGCCAGATGTGTACCACTCGTACGTTTTATCGTAAATCTCGGGGTTTACCTCAGCCAGAGCGGCTTCCTGTTCACTGTGCGGGTCGTCAATGATGAGCAAATCAGCGCCTTTACCGGTAACAGCACCACCGACGCCAATAGCAAAGTAATCACCAGCGTAATTTGTAGCCCAACGACCAGCGGCTTTCGAGTCTGCTTGTAGCGCAACATCTGGAAATAAGTCCTTATAACGGTCAGAGTCCACTAAGTTACGTACTTTTCGACCAAACCCCACCGCCAACTCAGCGGTGTGTGAGGTCTGGATCACCTTCTTGGAAGGAAACTTGCCCAAAAACCAGCTCGGCAACAGATATGAGGCGAATTCTGACTTCGTATGCCGTGGTGGCATGTTGATGATGAGCCGTTTGGTCTTTCCCTCAACCACCCGCTCAAACGCTCGCGCCATTTTCTCGTGGTGCCTGCCATGAATGAAGTTGGGCCAGACATACTTGACGTACTCCATGAAGTTATTCTTAGCAACTTCTTGTGCTTTGGCACGCCTAGCCTCGGCAATTAGGGTACCTACCTTCTGTTGAACAGCCGGTGGTAATGTTGGCAATATAGC